GATCTATGGAGATCGAGTTCGTACGACCAACAAGTCTCGGGGCATAGAGCGGGTCGAGGCTCTGGGGTTTGGCCTGTGCCTGATGGACCTCCGAGCGTTCCGGGAAAAGCTGGCTGACCTGCAGCCGTTGTTCGGGTTCAGGTGGTTGGAGGATCGGAAAAAATGGATGGGCGAGGACGTGTTCTTCTTTCTGAAGATGAAAGAGATCGGTGTGGACGTCTTCGTCGATCACGACTTGTCAAAAGAGGTCGCTCACGTTGGTGACCTAGAGTATCAGACCCTCGGTGTCGAGGAATGGGAGAAGTTAGATGGCTCAGATCACTAGCTATGCGACGCTGAAGACCGAGGTCGCGAACTGGTTGAACCGGGACGATCTCGTAGACGATATTCCGACGTTCATCCAGCTTGCGGAGCAAACGTTGGAGCGCGACTGGCGCACTCGAAAGCTGCAGGACCGAGGCACGTTCACGGTCAGCGCTGACGGGGACACTCTGCCCTCTGATTTCGATTCGATGGAGGCCTGGTACCACGACGGGCCGACGTACTACGGGGAGATCGAGATCGTGGGCGCCGAGGTCGTGCAACGGTACAACCAGCAGTACGGGCCGACCGGTGTTCCGAAGGTGGCCGCGATCACGGGCAGCACAATCCGCTACGGTCCGGCGCCCGATACTTCGTACTCGACGCTGATGACGTACTGGAGGAAGATCCTTCCTCTTAGTGATTCACAGGCCGACAACTGGCTCCTGCTCGACAGTCCGGACATCTACCTGTACGGGACACTGGTCGAGGCCGAGCCGTTCCTACATAACGACGCGCGTGTTCAACTTTGGATAAGTAAGTTGACTTCTGCGATGGACTCCCTGTCGGCGGAAGCGCAGCGCAGACAATTCTCTGGTACGATGCGTCGACGAGCGCGTCGTGTAATAGGGGGCTAACATGGCGATCACACAGTACTACGAGTGGATAAAGCCGACAGTCGGTGGTGATCCTGGCGCCTGGGGCGCGATCCTGAACACGTTGTTCGATGGCGTCGATAGCGACCTGAACGACGTGGAGGTCGTGGCCGACGCGGCACTGCCTGTGGCCGGTGGAACGATGACTGGCAATCTGAAGTTGCTGACGCAGGAACACACGGCGGTCGACAAGGGCGCGTCGGTTAGTGGCGACGTGACTCTGGATTGTTCGGCCGGAAACTTCTTCTACGGCACGACTAACGGCGACATCGACAGCATGGACCTGACGAACGAACCGGCCGGGTTCTTCTCCGGTGTGCTGGAGTTGACGATGGGTGGCACGTCCTCGATCACTTGGGGCGCGGCCTGGCTGTGGCCGGGTGGGGTTCCACCGACACCGACGGCCAACGGAGTCGACGTCTACGTGTTCTACACCTATGACGCTGGGGTGACGATCTATGTAGCTCGTGCTATGGAGGATCTGAGCTAATGATTCCCTTTTCTCCACTGGCCGCTCTGGCTGGCATTCCCGCTGTTCCGGTCGAGCCTGCGCCGCCAACGAACGTGCGGTTGTTTAAGTACGGGGGAGACCTGATCGGGGTACAGTGGGTGAACGCTCAGGAAGTTTCGACTGACATCGGGTACAGCGCGACGACCGAGGACCCTTCATCCGTTTTCGATTCTGTGGGAGCCAGAGTGACGTCCTACAACACGGACTCCGAGACAGAAGATTATTGGTTCGTTCGACATAACGCCGGTAAAGCGGAGGCATCGGCATGGGTGATAGCGGAGCCACTAGGGTAAACGGGGGTGTGAGCGGTCGCGTCGTAATGGAGTGGACGTGGCGGGTCATTACCGTGTTGCTCCTTCCGATCATGGTCGGCATGGGCTACCAGTTGCAGAGGATCGATGTGACACTGAACGCTTTGGACAAACGACTGGTGGCGATCGAGGCGAGCAGGTTCACGACTGAGGATGGGTTTGAGATGTGGCGTGAGTTCGATGAGAGACTGGACGCACTTCAGCGGGTGGTAGATGGAAACGAAAACGAGCCTGACCGATAGCTGGAGGATCGCGACGCGCTGGATGTTCACAGCGATCGTGGTTCTTGCTGTGATAAGTTGGCTGCTTCTGGATCGTAACCCGACCGAGCTAGTTCCGCTGCTCTCCACTGTGCTGGGCGCGGTGGTGGCGGGCGAGGCGGCCAACGTAGGAAAACGGTGGACTTACAAGAGAGATCACCATGAGGTTACACCTTCGCCGAGTGGCGGTCAGTCCGGACGGGACGTACGGCCGGCTGACCTCGTCTCGTCTAGATCTGGTCACGATGGAGGAAGAGGACCGAGGCAACCAACAGGGTGAGTCTCGTATTCCGGCCGGCGAATACACGTGCCGGCGCACGACCTATTACAGACACAACATCGACACCTTCGAGGTCTGTGACGTACAGGGCAGAAGTCGGATTCTGTTTCATGTAGGAAACACCGAAGAGGACACCGAGGGCTGTATCTTGCTCGGGTTTGATTTCGGAATGTTGGATGTGATCGATGAAGAGACCGGTGTCCAACGACTCAAGCTCGGTGTCATCGATTCGCAGCACGCGTTCCGGACGTTCATGCGGGAACTGCAAGACATCAATGAGTTTCAATTACTGATAGATGGACCGGACTGGAAGATCTAATGCCTAAGAACGTTCCACTGCGGATACCTCCGGGCATCGCACGGCCTGGTACAGTCTACGACACGCGTGGTCGGTGGTACGACGCGTCTCTGGTGCGCTGGCACGAGGGCGCGATGGGTCCTGTCGGCGGATGGCAGCCGGCCGAGCGCAACGACGACGTCGCGGTCACTGCCGCGATCTCGGACGACGGCGGCGTGATGACCGACGAGACCGCCGACGCGAACGACGCCGACACGAACGACGTCGTACTGGTGCCGGCGAGTCCTGCGTCGAACGACGCGTTCTATATCGGGTACGGGTTTCGGTTCAACGAGATCACGATCAATGTGAGCACGGCCGCGTCCGACGGTGGCGTGACATGGGAATACTACGACGGTAGCGCCTGGGTCGCGCTCTCAGGCGTCGTTGACAACACAGACAACTTCCAGAACGCAGCAGACGACCTGACGGTCGTGTGGGATCTGCCTTGGGACTGGGAGGCGACCACGGTCAACACACAGGGCCCGTACTACTATGTGCGCGCCAGGGTGACGACGGTCGGTACGTCGACGGCCCTGGGCAAGCAGTGCTTTATCGGCGACGGTCCGCTCGAAGTGGACGAGGTGATACGTGGGATGCTGGCGTGGAAGGCCAACGATCAGATCCCGCACCTGGCGTTCGGGACACCGACGTATCTCTACGTCTATAACTCTGGCACGCTCAGAGACATCACGCCCGACAGCTTCACGACCGGCGGCGGTGACGCGACGCTCTCGACAGGTAACTACGGGGACGGTGCGTACGGCTCGGGCGCGTACGGCGTGGGCAACCCGGCGCTGCAGACCATCGTCGAGACACAGGTCTGGCAACTGGACTCGTACGGTGAGGACCTGGTAGCGCAGGCGTACTCGGACGGCAAGCTCTACACGTGGGACAAGTCGGACGCCGGCATCGCTGAACAGATCGAGAACTCTCCGATAGGATGCCGGGGAGTCGTAGTGACTCCGGAGCGATTTATTGTGGCCCTCGGTCCGTCGGGCGATCTGCCCGTAGGCGCCAGTGGCGATCGCCGGGAGTTGGTGTGGAGCGATCAACAGAACATGACACTGTGGGACCCAGCCGACACGAACCAGGCCGGCTCGTTCGTGCTGCCCGGTCCGGGCGAACTGATGGCCGGCAGACGGTCGCGCGCCGAGACATTGATCTGGACCGATGTCGACTTGTTCGCGATGCGATATGTGGGCGGCACGCTCGTGTACTCGTTCCAGCAGGTCGGTTCGCAGTGCGGCGCGATCAGCCGAATGAGTATGGTGGTCGTGGACAGCAAAGCGTTCTGGATGAGCCACTCGAAGTTCTTCATGTATGACGGCTTCGTGACCGAGATCCCGAACGACGTCGCGGACTATGTTTTCAATGACATAAACAGAACGCAGTCGTCGAAGGCGGTTGCGGTCTCTTTGGCTGAGAAGAACACGGTGCGCTGGTACTACTGCAGTGGGGGATCTGTAGAGAACGATCGGTACGTCGAGTTCAACTGGGAAGAGCAGTACTGGAACATAGGCGCGCTGCAGCGCACGGCCGGCGTCGATCGCAACGCGTTCGACTATCCGATGGCGTCCGACGCGAGCGGCGTTGTGTATGACCAGGAACGAGGCTCGGAGTACCTCGATCAGAGTGGGTCGGCTCTCACGCCTTACGCGGAAAGTGGACCGATCGAGATCGCAGAAGGTGACAACGTCATGCACATCGTGGGCCTGATACCGGACGAGAAGACGCTCGGTGACGTGCAGATGAAGCTCTACACGTCGTTCTATCCGACAGCGGACGAGACGCTGTCCGCAGCGTTCACGGCGCGGGAGCCGACCAACGTCAGACTCACGGCGCGTCAGGTGCGGATGCGGTTAGATCAACAGACCGTGAATTGGCGGTTTGGTACGCCTCGACTCCAGATCGAGCAAGGGGGCAGACGCTAGTGGCCACCGGTCCAATCAAGGCGGCACCGCCGGTATTTGCGGCGCCGACACAGACCTACGACCAGCACGCCGAGGCAGCGTTTCGTCGCGAGGTCGCGAGGTTCATGGACTACATAGCCGACTCGGTTGCACCGGCCGTCGGCGCAACGGCGCTCGGTGAACTCTCCGACGTTTCACTCGAGACTCTGTTGGCGGGTGACTATCTGCGGAACCGGACGGCTGGGGTGTTGGCTCGCACGACGTCGGGGCTGGTCAAGACCGACAAATTCAACCGGGCCAATGCCGATCCCGTTGACGGTGGGTGGTACGAGTCGGAGTACGGGGATGCCGTATCCGGTCCTGGTGCTAACAACAGTTATTTGACGCTCAATGCTAACCAGATCACTCACGGATCGGCGGAAGCCTCCGGTCGTCTGACGCTACCAGTAGCGGACACGGAACTCATCGTACAGATGGTGATGGGTCCTAATTCTACTGGCGGCTTCGGTGTTGTGAACTTCCTCAGAACCAGTGACGCGAAGGCATACGTTTTCTATTGGGATAACAGCACCGCCGTGTTTAGGCTCATCAACGAAGTCACGGCTGGCGAGTACGACTCGGACGGTGAGGCCGCTCCTAATGTTGTAGACAAGTGGACTGTGATGCGGCTGGTCACTGAGCTGGATGGGTCCGACCACAAGCTGCGCGGCTATACGGTTCTGAATGTAGACGACGGCGAAGACGTGGCGGACAATCTTACCCTGCGTGTGTCTGGAACGGAATCAGCTTCGCCGTTGAGCGGTACTCATGTTGGGTGCGTGATGGGCTGGTACGCTACGCGAGGCGACCGGCTGATGATCTGTGGCCGGAACATCGTCGTGACCGACGTGCCGGAAGGATTCAAGGTTAAGGTTGATGGCCACGATGCTGTGGAAGAGATTGGCGGAACGGTCACCCTCGACTGTGATGCGTGGGCGCTGCCAGCGGCGACGATCAAGCTCCTGGACGGGTCGGATGTTGAGCTGCAGGAGCTGTCTCCCAGCGGCGGTATTTACGGTGGCGACATCTTCGGGTTCTCAGTTATAGGTGAGGCGGGCGATTGGACTAACGTGGCAGCGGGCACCCTCGCCGCCGATCTTCGCCTGGGCACCGTCAAGGATGGCGGACTGAATAGCGTGACGTTCGCTATCGATTGGACAGAGCAGGAGACTCTCTACGCGGCCGTGTCGAACAGCTCGTCCCTCGCGGTCACGTTCAGCGGAGTGGTAGCCGGACAGTTTCTCCGGGTCATCATACGAAGAGATTCGAACGCCGCCGACGTTACATGGCCGGCAGCTGTAGATTGGGGAACAGCAGGAGCTCCGACCACCCCGACTTCGGAGCATGATGCGATTGTGGTCGACTTCTACGCGCACAGTGCGAGCGAGATCGTTGGCCGTTTGTGGGACACTTACACTCTCGCTGACATCTAACAAGGACAGACGAGGTTAGCATGGGCATGTTCGATTTTGTAGGCGACATATTTGGTGGCGGTGGCGATGAGACTGTCACCCAGACGCTCGACCCAAGTAGCCAACGGCACATCGATCTGATGCGTCAGATGGGTCGCCAGGGCGCGAATCAGATGCGGACTCAACGGAACATATTTCAGGGTCCTAATCAATTCCAGAACCAAGCGATGCAGGGTTTTGCGGGCATGACGCCTGGCGGTGGGTTCGACCAGTTCATGCAGCAGAGCGGTCAGCTTGCTGGTCAGGCGGGCCAGTTCGATCCGTCGTCGATCCAGGGGTTTATGAATCCGTATCTGGAGAACGTGATTGGTGGCGCGGAGGGAATGTTCCAGCACCAACGCGACCTGGCGCAGAAACGCGCGAAGCAGGCGGCGACACTGGGAGGCGCGTGGGGCGGCTCGGGAGGAGAGCTACTGCAGGCGCAGGGCATTTCCAACGTGGACAGGCAGGCGTCGCAGGTCATGCCTCAACTGTACCAGCAGGGTCACTCGGAAGCGTTGAACGCCGCGCTCGGTCAGCACGGACTACAACAGCAGCAGGCCATGCAGGGAATGCAGAACCTGCTGTCCGGCACGCAGTTCTCTAGTGGGCTCGACTTCCAGAAAAACCAGGCGATGTTCTCTGGCGGTGAAGCGTTCAGGCAGATGCGAGAGAGGCAACGGATGGAACCGGCCTGGCGTCGGAATCAAATGTTGAACATGATGGGTCAGTCGCTCGGACCGACCAGTGGGACAACGACCGCCACGCAGAGTGGGGGCAATCCTCTCGCTGGCGCGTTTGGTGGTGCGATGACCGGCGCTCAGGTCGGTGGACCGATCGGTGGTCTGATCGGCGGCGGGCTCGGGCTGCTCGGAGGGTTGTTCTAATGCCTGGGATCGATCCGCCTCGGGGTGTGTCTCCACCGTCGTTTTTCATGGAGCCACTGCCAAGCATAGCTCGGCCGCAGATGCCTGTTCCATCGCTTCAGCCCATGCAAGCGGGGTCAGGACTGCAAGGATTTTTCGGCAACGTTCCGGAAGGCGGAAAGTTTGGAGCGATCATGCAGGCACTACAGAACCCAGCGCTTCAGAAACTGTTGGGTATGGGGCAGGAAAAAAGTTCGTTGATAGGTAGGGTGCCTGCACCGCAGCAGATCGACCCTCGGCAGATGATGCGTGAGTTTAAGATGCCCCCGGTCAGGCTCGGTGGGCTGCTCGGAGGATTTCAAAATGGCTAACGGATTTTTCGCTCCGGCACCGGCCGGTCTGACTGGCAGCGCACAGCGTGAGCCCGAGGAAGAGAAGAAGCGTGGAGTGTTCTCGAAGTTCGGGGACGTGTTCGCCGGCCCTTCTGATCCTGGACTGAGTGACGAACAGAACGCGGCGGCGCGCAAGGACGCACTCATCAACGCGGGGCTGATGATCGCTCTGTCCGGTGGGCAGCGCGGATTCAATCGTCCGACGCTGCTCGCTGCGTTGGCAGAGGGCGCCATGTTCGGAAGAGAGACCGGCGCCGCGTCGCGTCAGGGCGAGATGCTCGGTCAGTTGGCCGGGCAGGACCCGGACGTCGCGCTCAGTCAGTTGCGGCAGATGTTCACCCAGGCGCTGGCCACAGGCGACTCGGACGGCGCACGATCGATCGCGACCGTGATCCAATCGATGGAGGCCGCGAACGCTAAGGGCCTCGGAATGGATCGACCGATCTTTCGGACGGTCGGCAACTTCATCATCGGGATCGATCCGAACACCGGGGAAGAGGTCAGTCGTATCGAGACACCGAAGGCGGCGACGACAGGTCGCACGACGCCGATGATGGTCACGGCGCCGGACGGCTCACAAGTGTTCGCGACGTTCGATCCGGACGAAGGAAAGTTCACGGAGGTCGATACCGATTTCACGCCTCGTACAGGTGCGGGCACCGAGCAGTCACGGAAGGCCGGCTTCTTCGTGCAGTTCGTTCCTGCGGCCAACGAGTACATGAACCAGTTCGAGGGCGCTCCTGGTCGTGTGACGCAGGCACTGAGCGACAGGGGACTGGGCGAGATAACGTCGGCAGAGCAGCAGTTGCTGTCGTTGCACGGAACGATCCTCGCGGAGGCCTGGCTAAGAATGACAACGGGCGCCGCGTACAATCCGGAAGAGATCAGAAACGCGAGGCAACTGTTCACGCCTCGTCCTGGTGACAAGAAGCCAGCGCTCGACGAGAAACGAAAATTGCGCGACATGCTGCTGGCCGGACTGCAGAGCGCGGCGGGCAAGCAGGCCTACGCCGCGAGCCTGGAAGCGCACCCTGATAGCACCGTGCCTGGTGTGGGTGGGACGGGCATCGACGCACTGAACGAGCTTGAGGGGCAATAATGGATTTCGAATATCTGAAGGAACTGCTCAAGTCGGCACGCGCCGCCAGGGAGCGGGGCGCCTCTCTTGAAGAGATCAACCAGATCATCGCGAAAGATCCGCAGGCGCGGAACGTGGACGGCGAACCGTTCATAGGCATCGCCTCTCTGTCCGCGTTCGTCGAGAACGAACTGGAGCGACCGCAGCGCGAGGCGCGCGAGCGGGTCGGTGAGCGGAGCGCGCTATCGAACGCGGCACGTTCGTTCGCACAGGGCGCGACGTTCGACTTCGGTGATGAGATCGCCGGCATGGGGACCATGGGCGTGATCCAGGCGCTAATGGGCAATCCGGCAGGGGCAGCGGCCCAGTTCGATCCGGAAAGGGCACAGGCGTCACGTGAGCGCGTGCAGGACATACGCACAGCGGAGCCACTGGCCTCGGGGCTGATGGAGTTCGCTGGTGGGATCGCGATCCCTGCGGGCGGCGGCGGTGTCGGTGCGCTGGCACGCTCGGGCGTCGGTAGGGGCGCGCTCGCTGGAGCGTCGGCAGGCGCGATCGGCGGCGGTCTGATGGGCGCGGGCGCAGCGCAGCCCGGCGAGAGAACTCGGGGCGCGATCGGTGGTATGGCCGGCGGGGGGCTGCTTGGTGGTGCTCTTGGTGCGGGGGCCGTCCCCGTCGGCCGTGCCATCGCTCGCGTGGGTCCGAGGCTGGCCGGCAGTCGAACGAGACGCCTGGCCAGGTCGTTGCGAGGCAAGTCCGGTTACGAGCGCACGATCGATGAGGCGATGGCTGCGGCCGACGCGCGGATCGATCAGGTGTCGAGCGAGTTCTATCAGCCGTTCGATCTGAAGTACGTGAAGGTCGCGGACGATGGTATTCGCGATGCACTGAACGCGCCCGAGCTTAGACTGATTGTTAAATCGGTCTCGAAGGAAGTTGCGAGTGGTGACCGAGCACCGAGCTTCAAAGAGCTTCAGATCATAAGGCGCAAAGCGCGCAAGGCCGGGGGACGTTCCCCAGAGATCGAAGCGGCCGGTGAGATTCTGGACCAGGAGATGCAACGAGTGATTCCGGGTCTGCAGGGTGTGGACCGGGCCTACGCAGAGGCGAAGGGCATAGTCGAGTCGTTCGAGACCGGGCGCAAGCTGACGGCCAATTCTCGACCGTCGGCCGAGGTGCGTCGCACGTTGAACAAGATGTCGCCCGACGAGGCCGACGCTCTGCGCGAAGGAATGATCTCGGAGTTTGTCAGGAAGCTCGAACTACAGGAAGGTGACCCGGCCATGGTCACGCAGATGTTGGAGGCCGGGCCCGAGTTCCACTCGAAGTTGCGAGAGGGGTTCCCTATAGGGGTCGAAGGCGATCGACTTTTCGGAGAGTTCCTGGACATCGTGTCGGCCGAGCGGTCGGCGCAGAAGTTCGTCGCGAAGGCGCAGCGCTTCATTCCGTTCTTGCTGACAGGGATCGGGGCCGGCGCGATCGGCTTCGGTGCTGGACGGGCGCTGTTCGATTAGGTGGCACCGACCTGGCCGCGCTGTCGGGACGTGGGCCGAACGATTTGATGGGGGTTGGTAGGTGCGCCGCCCCGCAAGTGTTCGCTATTT